CAACATAATATTCTAATCCTTTAATTCTATTTTCAAAAGCTCCAATGTCTCTCATCGTAAATCTACGATTGTTTTGAAAATCAGCACGAACTTCTTTCACACTTTCTGTATAAGGAGGAATATACAATGTGTATATTAACATGTCATTAACATCATTAGGTGGTGGTAAAGGCTTAACAGCAGACTCACCAGAAATCACTACAATTTCTTTAGATGGTTTAACGACAACTTTATCCACTCTTCCTAAGAAATTCTGGAAAGAAAGTTCGGCAGTAAAATCTGGATCAGGACAAACTGCTCCAGAAATAGAATCACTAGCAATTTCTCTTGTTGGTCTGAAATCGAAAGACGATCTTCCTGATAAAAACTTTCCTTTGTCTCTATCTAAAAACTTAGATATAGTATCATATGTAATATTTGAACCACCACCTAAGTAAGAATCAACGGTAAATAAACCTATATTTTGTGGCGATGGAGCTTGACTATGCCTCATGTAGTTGTATAGTACGTAAATTGATCCACCAACAGGAGAACTAAATCCTCTTTTCAATCTAATCGTAGCATGGTCGTAATGTGTTTTTCTTTGTCCATTATCAAATTCATATCTATTTGTAACATCGTATGCTGAATCTGTTAGCATAGCCGTTGTGATGTTTCCTGTAGTAGTTCTAGAATCAATAATTTTTACGATCTCATAAACATCAGGAACCTGTAAGCTTACAGGAACACCAGGTGTTTTTAATTTTCTTACTGTACCTTCATCGTTCAAAGATTCATTATCGAAGTATGTCACACCCAAATCTGGGAAAACATAACCACCAGAAATCGGAGTTACTGTTCCTGTATTGCCTGAAGTTAGTCCAGTTGTAGTATCAACAGTGTATGCAATTTTTTCTTGTTTCGTATTAGATAAAGGATACATGGTTTTTACACGAACTGCACCATTTGTTCCATCTTCAGCATTATTAACTTTTGTTGTAACAATGAAATCTGCACGAACACCGGCAGTGTTGAAATCTATTTCGAGTGTGGAATCGTTAATAGCTGTTACAGTAAATAAATTATTAGCTAAACTACAAACAGTATTTGGTGTAATTCCTGAAGTACCATTTGAAGCAGAATCGTAACGAATAAAACAAATAATATTATTTAAAATAACGTTGTCGGATAAAGTTCCTGGAGTTCCAGCAAAAGCAAAAGTATCTGTTCCAGATGTAGCTAAAGTAATTATACCACCAGCATTAGAAACCTTATTTGTGTAAACCTTTCTCGCAAAAAAATCAAAATTAGTAATTGTATTTGCTTTTATTGCTTCGTAAGGAACATCAAAAATTAAACCTTGTCTATTTGGTTCTGTTATAAATGAAAATCCTTCAGTATCTTTTGATGCAGAATCAATGTCTGATGCAAAATCTTTGGATGTGCCGTTTTTTAATATAACTGATTCAGCTGTTTTAAAGTCAGAATCAATAGAGAATGTATTTGAAGCTGGTGTAAACGGTAAAGCTGAAGATAACCATATTGCTTTTGCTGTACCATCTGAACCCTGAATTCTAATAGGAGATAAACTGGCGCCTGCACCATCTTTTATACTAAAGAACATTCCCGAATAACTATTTGACGGAAGTTGAGCAAAAGATGAAGGTAAAACAACATATCTAGTATTTGATCCAGACGAAGCTAAAGAACCAGTAATAGATGAAGTATTTACGTCAAAAACATTTATTGTAAATTTATGCGTAGTGCCATTATCTGAAGCTGTTGATGTGTCATACTTCATCATATGAGCACGTAATGTGCCGATTTTAGATGAATTATATTCTGCTGTTGAAGCGAAACTTACACTTGAATGGTTTGCACAGTGAATATCTAACGAATCAAAGTCGGATATTAATAATGATCCGTGTACATTTGCTCCATGAAAATAACTTGAATAATTTGTTGGCAAATCGTAATCATTGACGTTTGATGTTACTCTTCCTCTAGCAACTTGTAATTTTGTTGGAGCAATAGTTTGCACTTCAAAACCACCAACATAGGCTTTACCTGGATCTAGAACGGCAGTAAAATAATCTGGATCAACATAATTATTATTTGAAGTATCCACATAATCTTCTTCTAACGAAATAACAAAAGGATCGACTGTGTAATTTCCCGATTCTTCGAAGGTTCTTCTAGCAAGGGTTTTTTCGATTTCACTATAGATTGGGTAATCTATTTCTTTTGTTTTTACACCATCAACAATTCTTATTACTTCAAAGAAAGACGATTCATCAACAGAATCTAGTGTTCTCTTACTTAAAGAAGTATTAATTTTATATCTTGTTGCTCCAGGAGCTTGATAGTTAAATGATCCTTGGGCAGGATCTAAAAGACTAACATCATCGATTTCATCAATAACAAGTTCTTCAAATTCAATACCTATTCTATACGAAGGTTGCTTATTAACAGTTGTAGAATTTAAACCAAGTCTATAAAAAATTTCTAAAACTAAAAATTGAGGAGAAATTTTAACAAATTGACCTTTAAAATAATAAACACCATCTTGTATGCTTGCTACGTAAGAACGACCTGTGGCATCTGTATCTGCAAGTTCAGCAAAAATATTTTGTCCATATATTTTTAGTTCATCACCTTCTTCAAAAAAATCTCCACTTAAATATTTTATAATTAAAATAGGAAAAGCGGTTGAATTATCGATTGCAATAACTTTAGCTCTAATTATCTTTGACGAATTATAAGAAACGATTGTTTTATTTAAAAAATCTTCTAGAACTATATCTTGATTAGAATATTGTGATTTTAAAATTAAGTAATAAGCTCTGTCATCTAAAGATACTTTTCCGCCAGTTATAGGACTTCCATTTTTAAAAATATGGTTGCCAAACTTTTCTATTTGATTGGATAAAATAGTTTGCAGTTGAGTCAACTCTCTAGCCTGAAGGGAATATCCAGGTCTAAAAAGAACTCGCATGAAATTTTTATCTTCATCAAAATCGTCAAAATATGGATCGTAATTAAAAAGCTTAGTCATTTATTCCTCTTTTAGAAACTTAAAATAAATCTTATTCTATCTGTTTGGTCTGGGTCTCTAGTAACTGGTACTTTATCGGAAACAAATAAAACTTTTCCCGAATACAACTGTAATGGTGGAGGAGTCAAGTTAATTCCAATTCTTATTGCTCCACTTGTTAGTCCTTTAATTGGAGAGTTTGGTAAAAATGTTCCTCTCAAATTATTAACATAAATTATGTTTGTTATTTCATCGAAAGCAATTACTTCAGCGCTAAATGTTGATGTTTCTAAATTTTCTCCCTGTATAATAATTTCATCATTATTATAATCTCCAACGCCAGGTGAAACTAAAACTTCACTATACATTTCATAGACTGTACCTGATGCTAAGGTTTCAGTTCCTCGAACATATGGGTTATAAAGCAAAGTAACTTCTCTGAATTCATTTTCAGCAGGAAATAATCCACCAACACTACCTTCAAAATCAACATTAAACATCACAGTATTAGCATATAATTCTTCCACTGGATCGTATCCGTGGCCATTTTGTGGTGATAGTGTAACAACAGCCGCAGCTCCAGTTCCAACACCACCTGTAATATCAGTAAAGGAAAGATTCGCTTTCGTATAATCTTGTCCTCTATTCTGAATAACAATATCAACAACTTGACCACCAACTACGTTTGCTTTTAAAACTGCATTTCTTCCATCACCTTCTATTGTTATAATATTTTGATTTGGACCGTCAACGTAATTATTTCCAGTATTCGTCAATCTAACAATATCTATACTTCTGTTAATAGCAGCAGCTTTAACAAATCTGTTAAATGTTACTGGCATCCATTCATCATTTAAAAACTTTTGTCTCTGATTTGAACTTATAGTATACAAATATTTCCATTTGTACCCATCGGACGTTATAAAATAAGGTTCTTCCAAAGAAGTCGCAGATAAAAATAACTCTGGTTCATCAGTTGATGCTGTATTTCCGTTGTTATCTAAACACTTAAAAACTTGGCCTTTGGAGTTTAAAACGTAAAATGGTGTTCCTATTGGGCAAATAGTACAACCGTACCTAGAATACGTTACACCAGAAGTCCAATTATATCTCGGCACAACGAATGAAACACTGTCTAAATCGATTCTTTTTGCAATAATTGATCGATCACTAAAATCAATTAAATCTCTAGTTGCTTGTCCAGGCGTGGGAGCAGTATCGGTTTGATTCCAAACAGTTTGTTTTCCGATAGTTGCGAAAACATAACTCCTTCTCGACAAAGGAAGATAAGAATTTGCACCAACATCCAAAATATTGATGAATTGTTGTGCAATTAGAGTAGAAAAAGTATTTGTTATAATTGAGGACATAGACTTATTTATCTCACTTTTTGTACGATTACTGAAACAAAATTATTTGTGGCAGTAAAGTTGGTGTCTACAAGAACGGTATTAGAATTAACAAATGTTACTTCTTTTGTTTCATCAAAAGACACATTAATTGTCAAATCACTTGAAGTAATATTCAGAGCCGATTCTGCAAAAAATGTATTTGCATTGATTACGGATTTTACTATAATTGTGTTACCTGAAGAAAGATAAATCGTCTGACCGTCAACAATGTCGTTTATAAAATTCGTACCATTACCCGTAATTACATTAGAGCTGGAAACTATATTTGCGGTTCCGACTAATTGTTTTCGCAAATTCTTCAAGACGATAACATCACCAATAGTAATTTCTGACCGAACATTGGGTGTTGGTGATGTTGAAATCATATTGTTCGTAGAATTCGATATATTAAATGTATTTGAATGTGTGTTTTGAGTTAAGAATATAATATTTACATTTTTTGTAGAAGCTTGTTTATCATTAGTATCAACTCTTGTTGCAAACGACTTCATTCCTATAGGATGTAAAACTTCTTGTAAAGTTTTCTTAAATTTATAATTTTCATTTGTTGTTTTAATCACATATGAATAATTGTGATATTTTTTATCATCTTGAATTTTTTGATCTGAACTTGGTTGACCATCAGTATTCAAATAAATGCCAGGATAACGAATTAATCCGTTTTCAAAAGTAGCTGTTGCTTTTGCTTTACCATCACCGTAAGCTGAGTAAGAAATTACATTTCCTGTGGTTACACCATCATCTGATTTAATTGGTAAGCTATTATTAAAGGTGCCTCTATAATCATAGACACGTAAAAAGTTATTCGCAGTAAAGTATTTGTCTACGTAAGCTGACCATGACGAGGTCGTATTGGTGGCACCTTGATAAACTCTAGTGTTAGCAATATAAATTTCACCTTCGGTAACATTACTTAATAAAATGTCCGCATTTCTCAAAGAAATTATTGGAGCTGAAACATAATCGTAACCAAAACTTACGACTCTAATAGTCGAAATAGCACCAATTCTAGTTGTAGAAATATCACTTGATACTCCATCTCCTAAAATTTCAGTAACTCTTAGTACAGCATTAGCACCACCAGAAGATGTTACTGTAATAGTTGGTAAATCTGCTCTTGTGTAACCTTCACCACCTTTAATATAACTTGATGACTCGTTAAAAGTTATCGATTTGATTCCGTTATTTCCCGCATGAATAGAAGTTACATTTGCATTTGCTCCATATCCTCTACCATTACTAGTAAAAACCAAATAGTCTCCTACATTATATCCATTACCACCATTCTCGATTTCTATTCTACCTAAAGAACCTACCTCAGTCAATTTTCTTCGGTTTAGTTTATATACGGAAAGGTTGTCAATATTATTTTCAAAGTTATCGAAAAAAGTTATTGTATTGGATGAAACGTTAGCTACGATTTTTACTTCTTCATATCTGTTCTTTAAAAATAATCTAACAGATTCACCTGGTTCAAAAGAAAGTGTTAAATCTTGAGACTCATCTAATAATACTTTTGTATCTTTGACCGCTGTAGCTGAAGGTATTACTAAAGTATCATCAAGTTCTTCCATATATAAACTATAAAAATTTAAACTTGGTTTTGTTTTATATCCACCACCAGAAGATTCTACAGTAACATAAGAAATCGGAAAAACATTTAGTGTTTGTTTTGTAGTTAATTCATTAATAGTTTTTGTGTTTGATACATTATCAATAGCATTAATGTTTGAACCATAAAAACTTTCTATGGTTATATTACTTACATTTACGGTTCTATTTACTTTTTCATTTAATAAAAGTATTTGAGCTTTTGCTTCTGCACCTAAAAGAACATCTTTAAATCCACCAGTAAAATCCAGTATTGAAGAATTTTGATGTGTAATAGGACTTCTAAAACCAAAACCACCATTTGTAATTAAAACATCATCCACAGAACCTTTTAAAACATCACCTACTGTCGCTATAGCACCTACAGGATTACCTGAAGAAGGATTTAACCCTCCAATAATTGTTACAGGATCTCCTTCATAATTTAATTCTGTATCAAATCCATTATAAAACAATCCTCTATTTCTAGGATCAATTTTAATTTCCGAAAGTGATCCAATTAATTTTGCTGTAACAAAATCTTCAGTACCATCGGTTCTAACTATTGTTGTTGTTACATTTTCTCCAGTAGTAAACAACTTTTCAATATTTGAAATATACAATTCAATGTATTGAATTCCTAACTGCCTATCAACCGATTTTATAACTTTTTCAACAATTGCAGTAGATTTTGATACTGTGCCTGTTATTTTACAACGTTCTATATCAAATATATTATTGTCGCCAGTTTCTACTCTTAAAGATAATGGTAGAACCCATTTTCCATCCGATAACTTTATTATCTGTTCTTTTGGAAAATAAACTTCTATTTCTTCATTGTATAATACTCTAAAAAGGAATTTTAAAGATTCTGGAGTACCTTTACTTCTATAAAATTCACCAACATGTTTTATGAATTTTGATTTGTCCAAAAGCATTTCTTTTGGAAAATAAGGTAATATTTCTTTTACAATCTCATTTAAATAATATTGATCAGAAATATCTAAATCTTTAGAATCGTATAGTGTGTTAGTTTCAAAAATTACATTGTTACTTTTTTCCA